CCATCATACGCGATATGTAATCTATTTTGTTCGGACCAGATTACTTGGTCACTTGTCATTGGAAGTTCTGCTCCAACCATTCTTAAGAATCCAGATAAGGTTCTATTACCATATCTTTCAACTTCAGCTTCATAGATCTCCGGTAAATACTGATTCGCAAAAGATTGGAAATCAGCAGCAGCAGGATCTGTCCACTGTAAATAGTTAGTTTGTAGGACTTCTTGAGTTTGGCTTGGTACAATAGTACCAAACTGGGGATTTAAAGCCATAATTTTAAATTTTAATTATTAAATGTTCGTTTTTTGATTTTTAGTTTTGAAGAATCTGCTCCACTAATAGCTTTTACTTTAAACCCTCCTACAAAGACGTCCCCACTGGCAACTTGCCTCGGCGCATCAGTACTTGGATTTTTAGATTGTTGAACAATGTCTTTAACACCATCCGCTTTACCTTGCTCATAAAAATGAGAGGCAAGTTTATCAGTATTCATCGCAGCATATAAAGCTTTATGATAACCGGCAGTATCTGTTATTTTACCTTCTTTGTCTAAAAATCTACTTACAAAGTTGTTAATATCAGACTGGTTTTCGGCTATTGTTACAGGATCTTTTACTTTGTATCTAAATCTTTTATCGCCAACGTTATATTCGAAACCTTCGAAATCATTGTTTAATATTTGTTTAGTACGATTTTTAAAATCTTCCTGTGACAGCTTTATTTTTTCTTGCTGTTTATTATAACGATTGAAAAAATCCGTAGCTTTTTGTTGATCTTGTGTTGCTCCTGGTCTGTTTTTAATTTCAGCATAGTATTTAGTTTTTTGATTTTCTAAATCCTTTTTAGCATTAGCAACAGCTTCTTTATAAGCTAGTTTTTTTCTACGTATTTCTTTTTGCTCATCTAATTCTTCGTCAAATTGATAGTCTTCCATAATAAGACTAATATCTTCTGAATCTAAATGAGGTTTATTTTTTCTTAAATATTCATGTAGTATTTGATCATTGTTAAGTTTTGAATAATCTCTATTTAACTCTACATAATCCTCAACAGTTCCACCAGTTTCTTTCATAAATGTAACTAATTTTTCTACATTTTCTGGAAGCTCAGGTGTTTTAATTAATTGAGGTTTTTCTTTTTGTTGTTTAACTTCTTCTGTAATTTCTTCAATCACTTGGATTGGAGAATCTTCTTTATCATTTGTATCGCTGACCCGTACTTCTTTGTCCATTTCTCTGCTAGCTTCGGGTTTGTCGCCCATAGATATTTCCTCTGTTTTTCGCTCTTGAATGGCATTTTCTTCGGGTTTTTTAGTTAAATCAATTTTTGGAGTTTCTACCTTTTCTTCTATAGGTTTTTTTATCTCCATTTTTACAGGCGTATTATCAGTTTTACCTAAATCTTTTGCCTTTCTTCTAGGTTTTGTTTTACCTTTTAAAGTAAATTCACCTTCTTGTTTGACCTGTACGGCCGCTTTTGTTTGTGACATAATAAAATATAATTAAATAATTAATACTACTGGATTTGAGACTCATTTATTTCTCTAGCTACTCCTTGAACTTCAAAGTCTATTGGTAAAGAATTATTTTTTCTTTGACTTATCATTTCACTTTGTTGCGATCCAGCTATTCTTGTTCGTTTATCTTTACGATTTTCTATTTCAGCTTCTTTTGTTGTCTCTCTTTGCATTTTCATTTGCTCTAACTGTAACTGATAATTAAATTCTTCAGCCATAAGTTGACGTTTAATTTCAGCTTCAGTTTGCATTCTCTGTATTTCAAACTGTGACTTAGCTTCTTCAAGATTAACCTGCTCAGATGTTAAGGCTTGTTGTTTTTGAACCTCAGCTTCAGCGGCAGCTTGTTGAGCTTGTGTGTTTAATTGAGATTGTTGTTGCGCTTGTTGTGCTTGTATAGTTTGTTCTCTTTGTAATTTACGTTTACGTTTTTGTTTTAGCATTTGATTAGCTAACTTTAAATTACGTATTTGTCGTATATCAATTGCATCTTCTAAATCAATTCCTCCACTTGATAAAGCTATTTGAATATTTTGTTCTAGTTGAGCTTTTTGCTCTTCATCTGGTTCTAAATCTAAAAATATTCCAAAATCATGCAGATTTAATTTGTCTACTTCTTCTAGTGTCATTGAGTTAAAAGAAGTAATGCTTTGTTTTAAAGAGTTTCTAGTTAAAGGAAATGCTAACATATCCCCTACTTTTTTAGAAATATTTTCACATATTCTTAGTGTTAAAAACAAACTAGCGTTATTAATATGCTTAGTAGCTATATTAGAAGCTTGTGCAGCCATTTTTTGTAAACCTACTAGAGTATCTCTATCTGGAGTGCTACCATCTCGCGCTTCGTTTAATCCTGTTACATCTCTTATCATTTGTAAATAATAATTATATGTAGATATTAAACTTTGAATTTTTGCTTGACCAGAGCCAGTCGCTAATTCTTGCACGGGTATTTTACCTCTATTTAATTCACCATCTTGAGTAAGTGATCTACCTACTACAGAACCAGTTTGAAAATACATGTTTAAAGCTTCTGCTGGATTATAATTAGTTCCATTACCTAAATCAACCTCTGCTAAACCATCCATATCTAAAAATACACCATCTGGTACCATTCTAGCTATAACTTGTTGTAGTTTTAAATGAGTTATTTGGATCATATCAGCAAAACCAGTTATTCTACTAACTGTAGAATCAATACGACCTTTATACATACGAGGTGCACATATCGCGTAATTCATTTCTACCTTTGTAGTATCCGCCATAGGTCTTGTCATATTAGGACACATTTCCCAGCTTAATAATATATCAGTACCTAAAACTTTTACTCCTCTATATAAAGTTTCTATAGTTCTACCTACCGCTTCAAAGTTTTCACTTGGTGGAGGATTAAATCCGCTTTCTTTAGAAATAGCTTTTTGTAAACCCCACTCAGTTTCTTTTATTTTAAAAACTTGATCACTATAAGTTTTGTATTCAAAATACAACAATGGAATAGTGTTTTGTTCCCAAGGCCCATTACCATATCCATACATGTAAGATCTATTACCTTGTTGCTCTTGTATTTTTTCTAATTCATCATCTGGTAAAGCTGGAAATTGCTTTGCTATTTCAGGTAAAGTAACAGCTTTTACTTCGCCAACATAATATATATCTTCAAAATTTGGATCTTCTGTATAAGAATATATTAAATAAGCAGGATCAACATAATCTACAGTTATTCCATTAGCAGTGTTAAAGTTTGTTTTTACAGCTCCAATACCACACGTAACTAAATCATAATTTATTCTACGTCTTGTTAAGTCCCATTTATTATAGTCTAACACTTGATTTATAACCTCTTCTTCAGCTATCTCTACAGATTGTTTATAATCTAGCTGCATGTGAAGCTCTAACTCTTCCATGTTATGGGGTAATTGATTTTCTGGTATACTAGTATTAAATAAAGCAGAGTCTAATTTATTAACAATTTGTTGCATTGTCTCTCTAGCAAAAACGTCTTGAGCTAACATTTCAGCATAATTAGTTCTTTTTTCTAATGATTGTGGATCTTGTGCAAAAGCATTTATATCATAATCTTTATTAGATATACCATTAGTTAATATATCTACAAACTTAGATATAATAGGAACTGGTTTCCAGTCTAAATTTAAATATGATAAGTCTCCATTAATAGATAATTCATCTTTATACTTTTGAGTAGGTTGTTCTCCTCTAGCGTATAACCTTAGTCTATTATAGTTATTCCAAGTAGTTAAATATCTATTACCATTAGTTCTACCTTGACTAAACCACTCTTGTTCTATAGCTTGAGCAACTTGCTCGCCATATTCCCAAGATGCTTTTTCAGCGTCGCTAACCACTTGGCTAGGAAAAATGCTATTACCGTTGGTATATATAGTTTTACCTTTTTTCATTTAATCTATAATTTTAGATAACGTCCCACTATTATCAAATTTTTTTATTCCTAAATCATAATTATGTCTAATCATTTGAGGAATAGGTCTATATTTATTTTTGTTACAAGCCATTATTGCTAACCCTGAACTAATAGAAGCATCATGCGTTGTTCTATTGTTAATATCAAATTTAGCCCAGTCTTCTAAAGTTCTTTGAAAATATACATCTCCGTAAGTATTGTCATCACGAAGTCCTACGTAAGTTTCTATATAACTTTCTATAGCTGCCGCGTGAGCTTGCTTAATATCTTCACTAGAATTAGGTATTCCACCTATTTCTCTTTCTGTTACAGATAATTTATTATATATTTTATCAGGTCTATTCATAGAGTAACCTCTATAGCCTCTTCTTTTAAAATGATATAACAATCTAGGTTTATTATTTTCAGCAAGTATTGGCATTCCGTAAAATATACACGCCATTAAAACATCTTCAAAAAATATTTCAGCAGTTTGAGGTCTAGATATATATTCTAAAAATAAATGGTTAGCTGGTACATCTTCCATACTAAATTTTGTTAATCCGTGTAAAGAACCTTTTGAACCTCTTTTATCTACTGTTCCAGATATATCATAACTATCACAACCAAAAGCACCTAACGTGTCATTGCCAGGATGTTTTAAACCTGACTTATGTATTATATTGTTTTGTAGTCTCAATGGTGGTACCCATGAAACAAAAAACCTACCATTGTTTTGTGGTACAAATATTACCGAGGTATCTTTTATACCGCCAGTCCATTGAAAATTGCCTTGAGTAATTACACTGTCTTTAGTTTCTGCGTTCCAGTCAATTTGTTCGTATATTTTTGTAAGATTAAATAATGACGATTTTGCTTCGTCTCTAAAAGCATGTTCCTCTGTTCTTGGAAACTGTCTATAAAATTCATTTAACGCATCTTGATCATCTTTTAATCCGTCTACTTCGTTTTGCCAATAATTTATTACACCTAAAGTTATTGGTAGTCCTAACGGTCCTTTAATAAGGTCTTTTGGAGTGTCGAAGACAGGTAATCCATAAGAATCAATGTATCCTTCGTAGTTCCATTCCATAGGAATGAACAAAGAATAGAGTCCCGAACGAGTCTGTCCATTTGCATTTCTTTTTTGGACATCTGAATCATAATATAATTTTTTAAAATTATTACCACCTTTATCTAAAGCATTACAGGTAGAACCCATCATGCATTTTCCAATAATTCTAGAACCTAGCCTTAAGGTTGTTTTTGTGACTCTCCAATTATTTAATATATTGTTTGGTCTTTCCCACTTACCGCTTTCATCATGTACTAATAGCTTTAATTTTTCACCATCATAACTATTGTCACCTGTATTTTTCCAATCAATTGTTGTGTCTAATCCTTGTAATTCTGGAACAGCAACATTAGCTGTTAGTTTACGTCTAGTTAATTTACTAGCAGGAACTCTATATGCTAATTCAGTTTTAGGTCTATCCATACCGTCTTGAATAGGTTTAAAAAAGAAAGGATAGTTGACTGATATTGGAACTACTTTATCGGTAAACATTGTTTTTGCATCTGGACCTGATTTAGATAATATTCCATATCTACTATCACTCGATATTGTAGCTAAATTTACTACTTCTCCAGAAGCCATAAATGAAAATCCAGAACGACGGTTTTTAAGATAACACATTCCATAACATCTTGTGTCTGCTTTACAAGCTTCCCAAAATATAAAAAATAATCTATTTGATTCTCTAAAGTCTGGTTTACCAACATCAATTTTACTCCATTGCAAATACATATAATGAGTACCAGTGACGTAAGTAGGAATATCTTTATTATAAAACCAAAAACCTTGCTCTCTACGAGAAAATTCATTGTCAATATAATCGTACCATGTTTCTTTGAAGTCTAAAGGATATTCTTCCCAATCAAAAATAGTTTTAATTCTTTTTAATTCTTTAGGTAAATCTTTAAATTCAAACCTATTGGATTTAAACTTACATACGTTTTCTTGTTTAGGTAGCGCTATTTTTAAATTTTGTATTTCTATAACATCACCTATCTTGCCATTTCTACTTATAACAATAACATCATGCTCTACGTTATAACCGTATTCCCATTTTTTGTATTTATTATTACGCTTTAGTACTTTTGGTTTTATGTAGTTATCAAGTACTTTATATAAACTTTGAATATACATTACTTAGATCTTCCTTCTGCAAAACCCTTAAATTCTTTAGGTTTTTTAGTTTCTTCTTCTACTTTTCCATCAATAATATTTTGCTCTTCATTTATTCTAGATAAAATTTCAAAAGCATCAAATATAGCTAATTTTTTTGTAGCTGCAGCGTTTTTAAGTCTGTCTGCGGAAAGATCAGGACCAAATTCCATAATTGGTTCTTTAGCAACTTTAATTAACTCTTCAACAGCTATTCGCCCAGCTTGGATTATATTCGATTTTATTTTCTTTACTTCCATATTTAATTACAATATCATTTGATTTCATACAATATAAACGTTGATTGTCTATAAAAAACTCCCATTCAGCGCCAGGTTTAAAACCTACTAAGTCTCCTGGATTAATACAAGATGCTTTTAAGTTGTTATTACCTATTTTTAATATACCAACATAAGGTTCCTCTTTTCTATTCATTAGAGGGTCAGTGTTTTTTATTGGCATTATAAAACATCTATCTCCAAAAGAGTGCCATTCGTTTTTATTTTTATATAAATATATTTGATCTTTAGAAGCAAAATATAAATTATCTTTAAAGTAAGATCTACTATTAGATTGCTCACCTTTCATATTATAAAATCTTCTAAAAACATTTTGATGAACTACTATGGTATCACCTTTTTTTATATTAGTTCTAAAAGCCAACGGTATAGATACAACTTCAGCAAAACGATTAACAAATTTCCAAGACTCTATTTTAGTGTTTAAAACTAAATCTTTTTTACCTATTTTTTTACTGTTATTATATCTATTTTCACCTAATGGCTTTATAATAAAGTCATATAAACTATTCATTAATATTCCAAATCAAATTCAATAGATATAGCCATATTAGAATTAAATTTTTTCCACGGCAACACCTCTCCATTTTTCTTTATATAAATATTATATGAATTATCTTGTTCTTTGAATAATATATGAGATATTTCATGACCACCATATACTTGTTGACCAATAGAATAATGCATAGCATCGTTCTTGTAGTCAGCACCTATACTGATCTTTCTTATTATATTATTCATCTTTAGTTAATTCAGCAAAAGTACCATCTTCTAAATTAATATTTATTTTACCGTACTTTTCTTCTAATTCTTTTTTAAACTCTTCTTGCTTTTGGTTAACACCAGCTAATTCATGTAGCACTCCGTGTTTTTTTGATTCTAAAATACCTATGTCGGTAGATAGATTGTAAAGAGCATTTTGAAATTCTAGAACTTTATCTAGTTCTTCTTGAGTTATTTTTTTTTCTTCCATTTGATTTAATTTAATTTTTCATAATATAATGTTTCGTGTATTTAGTAATGTGATTTGAATCTCCTTCAAACTCGCAATATAATACATCATCTATTAGTCTATAAGTAATAAAAACTTTATAATTTTTATCAGGATTTACTAATTTTGTTTTTATAAAATTTTTGTTTTCTTCTACTACAATTTCTTTTAGAGATTTGTTTTCTGCAAAAGAAAAATTTATAAATTCATATCCTTTTGTTTCATCATGTAATATTACTACATAATAACTAGTTTGAGGACTTGACCAAGTTCCTCTTAGTTTTTCACTCTGGTCTTGACTGTGCATAGCTATACTAAATAGTATAACGATACTTAAAAGTATTTTTTTCATTTTATTTAATTTAATTTAATTATATTCCTAAAATAATAATTACTTATTATTACTTGTTTTTACCTTTAAATATACTTGTCGCTTTTTCAGTTGTTCGTCCTCCAAAATAGGCTAAAACAACTGCCATCATAACGTTTTCAAAAGTTGAATTCCAATTATCATGTATTGTAAACCCTATACTTTCTACGCTATCAATTATACCTGCAAAAGAAAATACAACAATGCACCATATAAGAACCAAAGGACGCACGTTTTTAGACATCCAAGAGTCAGACATAGAATCTGCTTTCCATCTTGAAGTTATAGATTCTATTTCTTTATTCTGCTGTTCGTATATTAATTGTTGTAATTTTATTTTATCGTCCAAAGACACTTTTGATTTTGTTATCTCAGCTATAGCTTCTTTGGGTGAAGTTACTCCTTGTAATATATTTCCTAAAGTAGGATTAATTACAGACGCAGCTCCAAATAAGAGCTGTCCAATGGTTGTGTCTTTAAATTTTTTAGACATTTATTTTCTCCATTTATTAAATAACCCTTGAGCTAATCCTCTATCACCACCAATAGCGCCGATAGTTCTATGATCAAGTAATCCTTTACGACATGATCTACATCCAGGTCTAACTGATCTAGCTAAGTCAACTGGTAAGGTAGCAATATCTACTATACTTCTACCTGTATTTCCTAAAACAAATTCAGCACCTCTACCTATTCCTTTTCCTATACCACCAAGAGTATCACCAATTCCTCCCCAAAACTTTTTTCTTCTTCTTTTTCTTTTAGATCTTTCGTCTTCTTTTTTATTAATTTCAATTTGATCTCTCATTCTATTCATGTCATCTTCAGTAAGTCTTTTTTCTATATTTGGAGGAGTAAATTCTCTATCATCTCCAGTTACTTCTGTTATATCGGCTGGATCTAATGTAGTTACAGATCTAATTGGTTCTCTTTTTTTTACAATTCTAGATCTTGTATCTTCTAAAGTTTGTTGCTCTTGCCATGCTTGACCTTCTGGTGTTTTAATCCATTCAGCCCAATTTTCCATTCCTGGTTCACCTCCACCAGATCCTTCATCATTTCTATTTAAATTTCTTTTTTGTATAAATTTTATATCTCCATTTGGTAATACAATTCTCTCTTCTTCGCCCCAATCTCCAACGTTATAACCACTTCTTTCGTCTCCACCAGCTAATGTTTCTTTCCAATCATGATTATCATTTAATGGACTGTTGTAATTAAGAGGAGTTCTTTTATTTACATTATTAATAGAATCACTTACTCTTACAAAATTTTTCTCAGCATTAGAAATGTTTTGTTGTACCGTTTTTTCACCTGTATCAAATCTATCTATTTCTTCTTGAGACATGTTATTAAGATCTTCAAAACTATTATAAAACTTGCTCATTTCGTTAATTCTATTTTGAATATTTTGATAAGCTTGGTTTGTAACTTGAGATTGAGTTTCACCTTGCGCATTTAAATTTGTATTATCTATTGAAGTGGATATATTTCTTTTACTAGGTAATACTACATTTATAGCTCTTGTGTTGTGATTGTTAAACAACGGGCTTGATGTTTTTCTATTAAATGGATTTGTTTTTTGATTATATGCCATAATTAATATTTTTTAAATGGATCTGTTTTTGAATATGCTTCTTTTTCCCAAGGTAAATCTTCAGCTCCTTCTTGCATATCTTCTCTAGAATATATTTTTCCTTTCCAATAAACATTGTCGTCATCATAATCTAAATCTCCTCTTTTGATTTGATCTATATGAATTTTTTCATGTTCAATAACGCTTTGCCTTTCTTCAGGATCTGTTATTTTATCTGATACTAAAATAGTACCGTTTTTGTTTGCTTTACCTAAAACCCCATCTTCTAAATCTACATTATGAATAGGTGTATTATCTCCTTGAAATGGAGGATTTATTTTAAAACCTTTTCCTAATCTTATTTTCATTTGTTATATGGAAATTTTTTATTTAAATAATCTTGTCTTTTTTGACAACCACATGGTTTGTTAAGACCGCTAGCTATTTTATTAACCACCGTTTTAATACCTGTTTTTTCTGTGAAGTTGGCTATACTATCGCCTAAGCCTTTTGATTTCATGAGTATATTTTATCGTAATCTTCGGCTAAACCACTAAACGGATTCCACCCGGAGCTAGTATCAGTCCTATTACTATTGCCAGGCATCATGAATTGACTTGATGAAGTGGTTTTTCTTCTAATATCAGTCATCCCATCGTCTCCTGAAGGTGTACTTGAATCAAACATCGCATCTTCTCCTTTAGCTTTAAAACCGTCTTTAGCACCTTTCATTATATCTTTAAATGAAGACCCAGTTTTACCAGCGTCTATTGCGCCAGCCACTGCGTTACCTACTGCTGCTGCGGTTTGTCCAATCGCTTGACCTTTTGCCTTGTGCATTTCGTGCTCTGCTCTTACAGCGTCACTAGAATCGTAAGCTTTAGCATATTGATCTGGTGTAAAATTAACTAATGGAACACCTCCGTCATACCTAGAAGGAACCTCTGGTCCAGTACTACTTATATAACTAAATGGTGATCTATTGTTAAACCCTACTTTAAAAGATTTACCCTTGCCTAAAAAATTTGTTCTAAACTTACCTATTGTTTCCATATTATCCCGCGTGATAACCTCTTAAAGCAGCTTCAGCTTTTGATTTGCTTCCGTATTTTGCTGGCCAAGGTTTGTCTGTTTTATTACTAATTACTCTCCATGCTCCGCCTATTTCTTGCACACAACCGCTTCCACCTTCGTCTTTTGCACAAGCATTAAAAGGACTGTCTGGTCTATTATCCATCATGTCATCTACTTCTCTACCTCTTAACTCTCCTGATCTTTCATCGCTAAATTTCATTCCACTTCTTTCATCTATTTTTCTGGCTTTATTTAGAAGTTTTTGTACTTTTGGATTTTCATAATCATAACCACCTTGTCCTTCAACTTCGCTAGATATTCTACCAGCTCTTTCTCTTAATCTTTCAGATCTGTTTTTAACAGGTGAATGACTTTTACAGTGTCTATTCATTGGTGACGGTGCAGAATCAGTGTTTTGTCCCATACCAAAAGAGTCATCAAGTCTTTCGTTTACACTCATGTGATGAGGTGAATCGTGATCATGTCTATCATTTTCTAAATAATGTAATCTCGCAGAAGCTGTTAAATCTTTATTGTAAGCTTGCTTAGCGTCGTATTGCTCGCCCGAATAGCGAGGGTGGTTTCCACTGTATCCTCTTCCCATGATTATTTTATTTTTACTGTTTTTTTCATTTCTTTACTAGAAACCTTACCAGTTTCTTTTAAATCTTTTCTACCTTGTCTTGTTAGTTTTGTGTAAGTTTTTGCTTTTCCATTATCCTTACCTCCATAAACTTTATTAACAAACCCTTTACCTTTTCCTGCTTTTCTTTTAGCAGCTTTTTCAGAAATATTAGCTGGAGAAGATTTTCTAGACATTGCTGAATCAGAAGAATAAGCTCCTTTTCCTTTTGATTTTTCCATTCCTTTTGATTCGTCTCTACGATCTTTTAAAGATTGTTTTTTGCTAGACTCTTTACCGTCTTTAGCTAAACTCTCATCTAATCTATCGTTGTATCCTTGTTTTTTAGCTGGAGAACCTTTAGATTTTGCAGCATCTTTCATAGACTCTGTTGTATTACCATCTTTATCTATATCAATGTAATCTGGTTTAGCAGCTTTTGCTGGAGAACCTTTAGCTTTACCTTTTTCAATATCAACTATTGGCATGTCTTTTAATTCAGCTGATTCTCTTTTCATTGGAGATGGAACTTCTTGACCATAACCTTTGTTCATGTTTTTAGCTGGTGATTCATGTCCCATTTCCATAGGCGAATGACCCATATACATTGCTGAATCTCTGTGTACACCCATTTTTTTATCAGCTTTCATCATTTTAAGAGCTGATTTCATTCTAGGTAGCGGATTATTTTGTTTATATCCCATTGTTTATTTATTTAGTTATTTATTTATTATTGTATTTTTAGTGCTGTAATATTTCCACCACCTGTTAAGTTTTGTAATACTTTTACTACTTGTAAATCATTAGGCCTGTC